CGGCATGACAGACGTTGATCCCGATTGCGCAGCCTCAACCCTTTTGTTCGGAAAGGCAGGTGCAGGAGGAGCAATAGGAATGCCGAGAGCACGAGCCTGATCCTCCCGTTGCTTCTGTGCTCGCTGCATCAGTGTCACGGGGTCTTCATCATCGTCGTCGAGTTCGGGTCGGCGGAAATCGGGGGGAATGCCAATTTGGGGAATAGGAATAGGCGCACGGGATGCCATCATATTATTATAGCTGGTACCTGTATCCTGGAAGAGGCGAGATACATCTTCGCCACGTGGATACGTACCAACTGATATAGTTGTCGGTGGCTGTGCCGCCTGCTGCTTGCGTAACCAGGCATCCATCGAAACTTCGGTCTCGTGAATCACTTCGGTAGCAAGAGTATTCTGTGGCTTATCCTGTCCCTGAACACGTGCGACTTCTGTCATAAAATGCTGGGTATACTTCTGTAGTTTCTCGTCGACCTTTTCGGGTAAGGCAGACACTCCCATTTTCTTCGCATAACGGGTACGTAAAAATCCTACGATTTTGGAGTAATTTGCTCCGTTTAGAAACAAGTTCTGTTGCGGACCACCTGTTCGTCCGGACATCTTTCTAAACTACCAACATATATCATAAATTTTAAACGGAACGCTCAAACATCAAATACAGAATGTTTTTAGTGCTTCCTCTAATGCCCCCTTTCGTGGCTTTTCTGCGGCAAACATAACATCACGAATCTTATTCATTTCATCGTCATTCACCATATTTTTACAAATATTAAGGAATTCTTTGCCTTTTAGTAAGCATATAATCACTAATAAGCAAAATGTGCCACATTCCGACGTTTTTCGCTGGTGGCGAATATCATTGTAATAAATGTTTTTAACTCCTTGGTCTTTACAACGCTTAAGAAGTCGTACAATTTCCGCTTGGGGCTTATATCCGTATGAATCGTAATAGTAGGCAGCGCTTTTTTCTAAGTCGATAAATGCACATACCCAATGTGAGCCAGGCTCATCGTGAGGGTCTAGGTTAAATATAATACCAATCTTAGTTTTTCCCTTCTTTGCCGATTCTTTCAAATCAAGCCGGCATAGTTCATTGACAATACATTTTCCCCAGGATTCCTCGTCTTTTGCATCAAAATCAATGGGTACGGGACCGATAAAATCAAAGAAGGGGTAGGCAGTTTCGTACTGTTTCATCACATCTTCAATATTATTACTATCAAGCCAATCGGTCGGTTTTTTTTCCCATTTTTTTGGCTTTTCGGGTTTGAAAAATCCCCCCAACGCTCTCTTATCTTTGTCAGATAATCCAGGCAGTTTCTTTACAGCACAGAACTCAGTTTCACACTTATAGTGAGTCTTCATGTTTTCCCGTAACTCATTCCAAAGGGGTAAAGATGATGATGTTTTACCGGCGTCTTGTTTTCCATTTTTTCGGGTCTTTCGAACGCTTATTTTATGCCGGGAATGGGTTTTGTTCCACGCACGGGCTAAGCGTTCAATAGCATCTGGAGGCAAACAGGTCTCCCCATCCCGGCGATGTAACGCAGGATTACACTGAAAAGTGGACATACCTGATAACCTCTTATATTATAATTAGAAAAAGATACGCCATTGTAAATGGATACGCCCTCTTGTAGTACTTATTCTGCCTCAAAGAGGAAAATTCAGCAGGATCCTGTAATTAAAGATGTCTTTTTCAGACGGTTCTTTATGCCCCTTATTGTCTCTTTATTGATATTGTGTGGCATTGCGGTTATTATATCAACTCCGCCCGGCACCGGTATAAAATGGGACGGATTTGCAACCGCCTTTGAAACGACCACAACGGCAATGAAAGGAGGAGTCCGCCGGCGATAAAATGCTCATATAATAGAGTATGTCGTTTAACTTGCCGTATATAGTTTCGGTTGGCATTTGCGTAATGTTAGCGGTTATTGCCGGTGTAACATTTGGTACGCTGCTGCCGAAAGATTCGGCACAAAATACGAAACTTCTGGCAATTGTAACTGTATTTAGTTTTGTAGCATCGCTTGTTGCCTATGCGCTTGCACTTTATCATTTCAGCCACAATCCTTCACAGATGATTCAGTTTATACTTGGAGTCGTGATGATTATTATATTGCCGTGTGCGCTTATTTCGGCAAGTATCTCTACAATTACCATTAGCAATTTGAGGGATACATTGGCAACAGGTACATAATTTATTGGTCGCAGCTAAAGCTGCGATTAATAAATCAAGGCATATTCCGTCTAAACAACTCGCTTCATAATAACATTAATATGATGAAGCGGCTTGATATACCGTTTATGTTTATTGGTCCGGCAGGAACAGGAAAAACAAGAGAGCTCCGACGTATTATTGAAGAGGAGAATAAGGGAAAAATTACATATCCGCTAGAGACCCGCACATTTACAGTCGGTGATAATTATGAAGCTCGAGTATTTACAAGCCCCTACCATTTTGAAATTGATATTCCGAACTTGTCGATGCAGGATAAGCAGATTATCGGTGACCTTCTGACAAGTTTCTTTTCGAGTGGTGATGTGCTTAATAGCCTCAGGTCCTCCTCCCGTAAATTGGTAGTCCTACGCCGAGCACATAGTCTTTCCTTAGCGGCTGCAATTCGTGTAAGGGCAATTATTCAACAGTTTGTTCTACCACCCGAAGCGGCAGGAATGCTCTGGATTACCGCTAGAGAAATTACGGGTCCGCTAGCACTTCTAGATGACGCTTTTGTACGATACCGTATGCCACGTATATCATACCAGGATTGGACCAAAACAGTCCCATCAGTGTTTGCAACGCAAATTGCGTATGAGAAATGCGAAGGACGACCAGAACGCATCGAAGAAATCCAGAAATATCTGCCGATTCAGACGGCAAATCAGTGGCCAAGACGCATACAGGATTTTTACGAGGAAATGATTGCGTCGCTGATTATAAATGCGAGAACTACAAGGAAGCCCGACCTAAAAGTTATTCAATGGTTGCGTAGTATTATTTATCAGGCACTGAGTTTCTGTCAAACGGGTCCTGAAATTATTGATAGTTGTGCAGCAGCTATACAGCGCCAGCATACTCTCTTAGAGCCCCACGTATTCTGGCTCGCTATGAAGTCGCTAACGACCGCAGAGCCGCATACGTCATACCGTACACCGCTTTCGCTAGAATCGGCAGTACTCTTTCTGTTTGAAACTGTAAGGACAAACTCAACACCGCAAGCGTTACCGCAACAGGCATATAAAAAAGAGATACCATTACAAAATGAACTCATCCCAGAGTCCACCGGTGGAGTCGGCGCTGTCGCTGCTCCAGTCGGCGCCACCGCCCCAACAGAAACCGCAAAGGCAGCCCCAGCCGCTAAGCCCGCAAGAGTTCGACGAAGCAAAAAAGCAGATAGCTAGTGGCTGGGAACAGCAGACTATCTTCTCTTTGTTAGAAAACCCAGCAACACAAGGACTTAAGTACGAACTTTGGCACGGAAGTACACTCTTTTTGATTACCCCTGAGTCTAGCAAATCTCAAGATATAGCACGAACAGCCGATGCTATTTTGAAATGGTTAGGCGCCGCACCAGGATTTAAGATTTATTTATGGTATCGTAATGACCCTAGATATATTAAGGCAAATCAGTGGCCGACGAAAGCGCAGGTGAATGGTGGATGGACAATCGTTGGAACTCCGAATATTGTAATTTATCGTAGTGAGGAATGGGAGCGGGTGCTCATACACGAAATAATTCATGCAATGAAGTGGGACTGGAAGGTTGAAAAGACACCGGCACCGTGCTGGAAGATGAATAAGACCGATAAGATTAATCCACATTTATTTGAGGCGTGGACGGAGTTATATGCAGAATGGCTGGCGTGTGAATGGTATGGCAGACCGTGGTTAAAACAACGTAAATGGCAGGACCTACAGGCAACACAGCTTTTAGCAAGGGCGCTGCATAAATGGGAGGAAAATACAAGTGTATTTGCTTATTATGTATTGAAAGCCGCTTTGGCACCCCATTTTGAATTCCTATGGGTTTTTGGTGAAGGAAAAACATCCGAAGAGAAACAATACATTATGTGTGGTCTGGTTACTCCTGAATTGAATCGTCTACGTACTCTTGCAAAATATACGAAGCCGCAAGATATAAGTTTACGGATGAGTGTGCCAGATATACTTGATGGACTGGAGAGATAAGACATGAAAAAATTGAGACCTCTATGTCCAAAATGCTGATTCAGCATTCGAAACTACACGTACACTTTCTAGACTTCCTATAATTTCTACTTCCTACTTTCTACCATGGGCATTCGTGGATTAACCGGCTGGATTCGGTGGGCAGCACCAGCAGCTATCAAAGCGCCTAAATGGGCTTCTTTCGCCAAGAAGCGTATCGGCATCGACATTCTTGGCTTCCTTTACAAGGCGAAAGCCAACAAAACGCATCCAATTACTTACATTGCGCATCTGATTGCGAAATGTAGGGAATACAATATTATTCCTGTGCCGGTCTTTGACGGCAAGCCGCCCGACGAGAAGCGGGAAACGATTCGTCTGCGCAATGAAGCACGACTCAAGAACGATGATAAGCGCAAGCAACTTACAACTGATATTGAGAACGCTGAGATGACTGAGGCGCAACGGGATACGCTGACAAAGGAGATTGGTGCTCTCACTGCATCATCGGTCTATGTGACGACGGATGAGCGGGATGAGGTGAAGCGGCTGCTGTATGCAGCAGGTGTGATTTTCCTCAACGCCAATGGTGAGGCGGACAACGTTCTGGCATATTTGATGCGCCGTGGTGAGATAGATGCTGTGATGAGCAATGATATGGATTTGCTGGCTCGTGGCGTTCATACACTCCTTGTTCCTGAGCGGATGAGTGTTCCAGGTGATACAACAGGCTGGATTTCGTATGAGCTGACCGATATTCTATATTACGCTGGACTCACGTACCTACAATTCCTGGAAATGTGCGTTCTGATGGGGTCTGACTATACGAACAAGGCAAAGTCGTTGCCGTTCAAGCAATCATACTTTACTATCAAGTATAAGGGCAATCTCCATAAAGCTCTTGAGTCCATTCAGATTAAGGACTATCTTCCGTACGACAGGGCGATTGATATGTTGAATGGGCGAAATGAAACTGTAGAAGACTTGATGAGTGATAAGCAGTGGTTGAAATGGTCGGCGTGGAAGAAAGGTGATAAGGATGCAATTACGACCGAAACTCCGTATCTTGATACTTTGCGTACTGAGCATCTGAAGGATATGAATGCTGATGAATTTCGTATGCTCTTTTATTCTGATATCTTAGTGCTATAACTCATTGTTGCTGATGTGCGCATAACCATATAAAATGTTCCAATTGTTAAAATAAATAAAATCAAAAAGAGTATTGCTGAGAGGAGTATATATGGAAAAATACGATTAATAATATGTGAAATAATCGGGTCTAACACGGATTGAATACGAGCTTGATTTTCGGGGGACCTCAGTAAAACTAGTACTTTATCACCTATATGTTCTGCTAAATCGCCAGTTGCTTCTATATAACGGTCACGTTGTGGTCCTGATGGTCCGGCACTCATTGAGATGGGGTGCGGAACTATTTTTCAATGTACATCGCAGTTCCAAACAGAAACAATGTTTGGAGTCCCGGAACGTCGTGCCGAGGGCAATACTGTTCATTTCTATGTACCAATGGCGAAACCTGTAAGGCTAGGACTACGCTTAAAAATGAATAGTAAGCTCGACGTATTTCCCGACGTATCTGTACAG